TCAGCGCCTAGCTTTACCGTTGCCTTTTTTAAACCCATCTTTTATAAGTTTGCGTTTGTCATCTATATACTTAATTCGCTCAGCACTTATGCGCTCTGGTATTTCGGGCTTTTTATCCCAATCAAAAGGCCAAAGCTTTTGAGGTGCTATTCCTTTGCCTTTTTTCGTGTGCGGCATTAGTAGGGTGCTTGCTAGTAGCCTGGAGCGTTCCCAATTATCGCGGCTCTTTAGTTCGTACAGCTGCTGAAACCCCCTTAGTTTATTATTAAACTCTCTAGGGGTGAGATCGTCTAGCTGTTCAGGTGTTAAGTTTAGCCAGCCAAAAGCGATAGCTTCTAACTGATCAAAACTTTTATATCCCTCCTCTGTAGCATTGTCGTCTACTTTTTTTTTGAGCCTTTTTTCTTTGGCTTAGCGTCCTCTGCTGAGCCGTAATGTTCAGCAAATACGGCGGTAATTTTAAATAAAGCATCTTCGTCTTCATCTACCAGATCCGCCACATCGTCAAGCTCCATAGTAAAGGGTTTTTTCATTACTCTAGCACCATCTTTTAAGCCTGCCCAGGCTAAAGCTACAGCCTGAGTAATTGTCATCTCATCCTTAAACTTAGATAAGTCCTCCATAGATGAGCCTGTTATCTCGCAGTAATTACGCAAGGCAGCAAAGCCATATTTTACAGGATATATTTTGCCTGCTATTCTTATCGGGCTTGCTTTCATATTAAGCCGTTACTACTTTCTCCAGGTCGCCAGTACCAGCAATATTACAGCTATAAGTAGCCGTATCTTCTACTCCGCCGCTTAAAGATAAGCTCGTTACATAGCCCTCGCCTGTATAGATATAATCGCCAGTAGCGGGGTTTTGTAAACTAAACTCTATATATACCTTTGTACGTGCGTCTACTACATCAAATAAGGCCACAAAATCAGTTTTTGTACCTCCTAGATCGGTAGCGTCGTAAAGTGCATCTGTAGAAATACTCCAGTTTCTAAGTCCTCCCGCGATCTCTTTCCATCCAGAAGAGTCTTTTGAAGTAATATCCCTCTCATCCATTGATAAGTCTAGAGAGCAATTTGTAGCGTGTGCTACTATTACCTCCGTTGAATCGCTTGTGCCTACTTTTAAAATTAGGTCTGTTCCGTTAATTAGTGCCATCTTCTGCTTTTTTAGTGGTTTTTAATTGTTTTAATTTGCCCCGCAAAAGCACGGCTTTTTTTTCGTCGCATAGCTCTCTAGCTAAAGCGGTTTTATTCGTTTGTATTACTTGCTCAGCAGCTAGGTCTAGCCCCTCCACTTTACAAGCTTCTTTTAGTTTTAGTCTATACATAGCTTAGCTTTAAATTACTACTCTGGCTTTATAGGTCGTCTGCATATAATAGAGCTTATTAGCTCCATCAAAATCAGTACTCTGGCTCTGCATTACGCAGCTCTGTAACTGTACACCGTTGTACGTTCCAGCCCCTATCTTATCAAGTACCCGCTGCGCATTTGTTCCCAGGCTTATCACATCTTTATAATTTGTCATAAAACATTCTATCTGAAAAGTTACAGCTGCTAGGTCTGCGGTTCTTGTCGTCTTAGTATTTTCATTGTCTACGCTTAAAACATCGTAATAAATTCCAGCTGTAGGGCTTGCCGTATAGATCGCGCTAGGTTGTATCTTTGAGGCGCTGCCTATAAGTGCAATTATAATCGCATCATCAGCTAGTTCGCTGTAAATTGCTTTCCCTATTTCAACTCCGTAAGCCATATTACTTTAAGAATTTCATTGCTGCCTTTAGTATTTTCTCCTCTAGTATTGCCTCGGCTTGTGGCCCAGCTTGTTCGTAGGCTTTCTGTGCGAATCTTCGCCCTGCAAAGGGTACGTTATAGCCTGTATCTTTTCCAAACTCTACCCAGTGGCCTATATAGCCCATATACTTAAAGCTCCTTTTTACTCGCGGACCTACATATAAGCTAGGAAACTTTTTACTGCGTCCTGTGATCTTACCTATAGAGCGTTTTAAATCGCCGCTTTTATGGCCACCTGACCAGGTTAACCCTGGTTCTCTACCGCTTACAGGAGTATTAGCCCGCATTGCTTTCACTATAGGCGTAGCAGCTGCACGCATACCGCTAAGCAGTACTTTGCGTGTAAGCTTATCGCTGGCGTTCATTAAAGCCTTCTCTATAGCTTTAGCGCCTATTATGTTAGTAGTTAGCTTCATTCTCTAGCCTGTGCAATTAGTTCTATATATGCCTTATTTCCTAGTCCCTTATATGCCACGCTTTGAATATCAAATATTGAGCTATCAAAGGTGATCGTATCGCGTGAGTTTACTGCGCTCACATTATCGCTGTATCTTATTGTAAATAATGCCTGTCGTACACTTGAAAAAATACCGCCTTGTAATTTCTCTTTTGCCTGTACCCATTTCATTGCAGCCCACTTATCTACATTGGTATCGCTTTCTGTTAGCCCTCCGTAGTCAGTCTCCTGGCTAAAAGCTTTCAGGTTTAATTCTATCCTATATCTAAATTGCCCCGCGTCCATATTAACTCCAGATCGGATTTTTATAATTGTTAATTATTCGCTTATATCCTAGCGGTAACTCCTTTGGATTGCCAAAGCTTACTGCGCTTCTGTTATCGTAATAGTGAGCTAATAGTAAGTACATAGCCTGTTTTAATGGTGGGGCTATTACTCCCGCCTCTGGTGGGCCTGCTGTATAGATTATCTTAACAGAATTAAGTCTATCGTCTGGCGTTACGTCCCAGCCTCCGTTAGGATCAATACGAGGTAGGCCGTTAAATTCTGCTGTAAAATAGTCTCCTGTTACTTTAATTGAAATCCCACCAATAGCCCCAATAAAAGCGTTTGATTTTATTTGAAATATATCCGTTGTGGTTGCTGTAATCTCATAGGAAAATGTACCTAATGAGCTTTCTGTAAATACTAAAGATGAGCCTGCGAAATCTAAAGAGGTGGAACCGCTAGTATATTCTGTAATTTTATAAATTACTGTGTATTTTACGCCTATAGTTGGCGTAAAGCTCTCATAAGATATTAAAGATGTTTCTCCTGTTTGTTCTGCCTGATCGTCGCCAATAGTCCAGCCTGTGCCTAGTTTCCAATATTGATTTGGATCAACTTGCTTGACCAGTACATTATCAATAAAAAATGTGCCTGCGGTTAGTAAACTAAAAAAAGCGTTTTGCGCATCTTCGCGCCTACCGAATATATTAAATGTTTTATTTGTTGTTGCTAAAGTGAAATCTGTCGTCGTAGGTGTACTGTCCCACGGCTGCCGAACCCTTAAAGTAGGCGCTCCGCTTATAGCTTTTGCGTCAAATATAAAAACATAAACTTTTTCATCGTAAAGAGTGTCTATGTAGATATGACCTAAATTAATTGAGTTCGTTGATGTGCCTCCAGTTCCAGTAGTTACTACTTTTAAATTTTCATTTTCTAGAGTTAAAGTATGGTTTCCAGAACCGAGCCAAGTTGTTGTTGCATCAGAGAAATGACTATTTTTAGCAGGGTTTGTAACTAAATTCCCTCCTAGCTCATCAAATTCGCCGTTTACTATTAGCTCCTCATCATCTCCAGACGTTAAATTTGTCCAGTTTCCATCTTTTAAATAGGCTACTTGTGGGGTGCTGTTATCTACTGTTAGATCGCCATTAATTTGCAAGGTTATTACTCCGTTATCTTTACTTGGAAAACCGTTGCGATATTCTGTATAGGTATGTGATACTAGGGCTGTGTTTGTTTCCTTTTCAATAAAGTCGCGGGCCATAGTGATTAGCTCCGTAATATAGGAATCGTCATCGCTGCTATCTACCCTTAAAAAAGCTTTTGCTTCTGATAGGGTAATAGGCTCTGCTCCTGAGTAAGTAGATCTCTCGAAATAAACTGCCATAATAAAAGTAAAATAAGGGCGGGACTAACCGCCCCTAATTAATAATTACGATTCAATCACAGATTGTAAAGTCTTATCTGGTCTAGCTGCTAATCCATCTAATAGATTAGTAATAATTAGCCTACCGATTCCTCTACTTCCTGTAGTGTATGGATCATATAAAATGCTCATTCCGCCGAACTGACCTAAATGAATGTCTGACATATCACCGAATAACATCATATCTTTCCCCGATGCTGCTGCTGAGCCATCAGCTTGTCGCCCTACATTTGAAGAAACGTAGTATGAAGTGTTATTAATAGACTTCTGGAAATTATCCATAAAGCCAGCCACGTAGTTAGCGCCTCCAATTCCTTTAGCAGATCCTAGTCCGTTACCGTTAAATAAATAAGCAAATCTAGCCGCAGCTGCATTTACATTATTCTCCAGTACATTAGCTTCTACTCCGAAAATCGTTGCTGCATCAATAGCCGCTGTAGAGTAAGCTGTAGCTAAAGCCATTATTGAGGCTGGCCCATTAGATCCCTCAGTAGAGGTTTGGTCTGCTGCTGCTAATAGGTTGCGCTCAAATTGAGCCATTACTGCAATAGCTAAATTTTTCTGCAAAGCCGCTTCTACTGCTGCATTTTGCTCTAATAATTCAGCACTCATACTAGCTAAAGAAATGATTTTCTTTGGCTGTAATGTTTTAGCTGTAATAGCTCCACTTTCTGCTGCCTCTGTAGTGGATGAAGTATAACCGTCCTCAGCAACAAATGAAGCCGAAACACTACCCACGATAGGAAATTTTCTGTCTGCTGATAGTCCAGTATAGAAATTCGCTCCAGCCTGTACTAAAACACTATTACTCTGTAACTGATCAACAAATGAAGCTACCTCCGTTCCCGCTGCATTAGCCGTAGTAATTAAACTACGAGACTGCAATACGCTGGATGGTATCGCGATCCCTCTATACATTTGGTTCGGCGCTTGTAAGCGACACTCGGTATCCATCTCCTTAACGATTCCCTCTATTACTCCAGTATAAGCGGCTTTTGCTGCTGCTCCAAAGCTGTACGCCCTCAGGTCTTTATCCGTTTCCTTAATATCCTGGATAGAGTGAGATACTGGCGCATTGTTTACCAGGTTCAAAGAACGCTCTAGGCGGTCAATTCTCGAATCTAAATTCTCTACCTTTTCAGTAGAGCTGTCGAAATCTGTTTGCTCATCTTCGGTTAGGTTTCTGTCCTCGCCTTCGGATAAGTTTACCAGCGCCTGCATCTCATCAATAGACGATTGGCGCTCCTCTCTTAATTGCTTTATTGTTTTTTTCATTTTTTCCCCAATTTTAGGATTGTTAGTCTTGCTTTATTTTCTCTGTTGTTTGGCGTTTCTGCCTGTATATAATCGTCTAGGCTGCGAAT